GAAGCGTACCTATCAACGAGTACAATAGATTTTATAACGAGGTAAAGCGACAAGTTGACGCAGGCACATTAACAATAGAGGCAGCAGACTAATGACAACTAAAGTACCAGTAGAATTATTTGATGCAGGAGCAGGCTTTACCATTGGTAGTGGAGCAGCCGAAGATACTAAGATTGTTTTCGATGGCAACGCTCAAGATTACTACATAGGCTTAGACGACTCAGCTGATGATCTCGTTATAGGGAAGGGAACAAGCGTGGGTACGACACCTGCTATAGCCATTAATGAAAATCAACAAGTTTTAATTGGTGCTACAACTGATAGTTATAACGCAGAGGCAGATAATTTAATTATTTATGATTCTGGAAATGCAGGTTTAACAATAGCAACAGGTTCTACTTCTGGTAATAACACCATTCACTTTGCAGATGGTACATCAGGTGATGCTCAGTATAGAGGTGTCTTAGAGTATGAACACAATGATGACTCAATGCGTTTTAAGGTCAATGGTGAACAAGAAGCGATGCGTATTGCTAGTAATGGCAAAATTCTGATGAAACTTACATCAGCTATAACAGATGAAACTTTACAAATAAGAACTAATCAAGCTATTGGTTATGGAATACTTGTAGATGAAACTGCTAGTGCTGGTGGGACATTTATGCGGTTCAGAGTAAATGGCAATGTCGTTGGTCAAATATACGGCAATGGGAGTGCAACTACTTACGCTACATCCTCAGACTACAGGTTAAAGGAAAATATTACTTATGATTGGGATGCAACTACAAGACTAAAAAACTTAAAACCAGCTAGATTTAATTTTAAAACTGATTCAAGCACAACAGTTGATGGCTTTCTAGCACACGAAGTTTCAAGCGTTGTTCCTGAAGCTATTGGCGGAGAAAAAGATGCCGTAGATAGCGAAGGCGAACCAATATATCAAAGCATTGACCATAGTAAATTAGTTCCGTTACTAGTAAAAACAATATTAGAATTAGAAGCTAGAATAACAACTTTAGAAGGAGGATAAAATGGCAATATCATACACATGGGATGTAAGTACCGTAGACACTTACCCGACAAAAGATTCTAAGTCTGATGTAGTGTACAACGTGCATTGGCGATTAACAGCTACTGATGACACCAATAAAGACTCAGACGGTAACAACTGGACTGCGGAAGTTTACGGCAGTCAAGCAGTAGACACTTCAGACTTATCAAGCTTCAAAGCCTTTGCCGATTTAGCAGCAAGCGATGTGCAGGGTTGGGTTGAAGCAGCTTTGACTGCTGATACAGTTACTGCAAAGAAAGCTAGTCTTGATGCTGAGATAGCTGAAAAAGTTACACCTACATCTGTCAAAAAAACTATAGGATAGTCTATAATTAATAACCATGTCAGTTACATTTACTACAAACTTAAATTTATCAAAACCTAGCGTTGGAGGATCTTCTAATGTTTGGGGTGGCCTAATTAATGATGATTTAGATGCCGTTGATGCTATCTTTACAGGAGCCGGGACAGGAACTTCTGTAGGCCTAAAAGTAGGATCTGGAAAAACCTTGGATGTTTCTGCTGGAACATTGACATTAGCCGACGATCAAATATCTGGTGACAAAGTAGAAGGTGGAACTATTGCATCAATAACAATAAGTTCTTTGACCGCAACTGCTTTATCTTCATCCTCTGTAAACATTGACGGAGGAGCAATAGATGGAACTCCGATTGGGGCCAACTCTGCAAGCACAGGAGCCTTTAGTACAATTAGCAGTTCCGGGGCAGCTACGTTAAGTTCTTTATCAACTTCGTCAGCAGATATAAACGGTGGTGCGATAGACGGTACAACTGTTGGCGCAAGCTCGGCAAGCACGGGTAATTTTTCAAGTGTGAGCATTAGCGGAACAAATATATTTTTAAAAGTTTATCCTGTAGGCGCTGTTTATGTATCTACATCAAGCACAAATCCATCGTCTCTTTTTGGCGGAACTTGGTCAGCAATAGGAGAAGGAAGAGTTTTACAAGCTATCACAAGCGGCAGCACGGGTAACGCAGGAAGTTCAAGCAAAACAGTTACCATAGGTTTTACTTCATCTGGTTCTCACTCGCACAATCACCAATGGTATGACGGTACAAGGTCTAGTTCAACGCATGGTATTGATTTTGCTTCATCAAGCTCTGGACACAGAAGCGGTTCTTTTAATTCATCTAGTAGTGCGGTTAATTTTAGCGCAGATCCAGATACTAATGATTTTTATACGGATCAAGCATCTACAACAACTATTACAGTAAGCGGTTCGGGATCAACTTCGGTAGATACGACTCAAGCACATTACAAAGTCTTTATGTTTGTTAGAACAGCCTAGAGGTTTAATTATGGCCCTGGTACAAATAACACCCCCAGCAGGAATAGTAAAAAACGGAACAGACTACTCAAACAAAGGTAGATGGGTAGATGGTGATTTAATTCGTTTTGAAAACGGCTATCTAAAACCTATTGGCGGCTGGGACAAACTAAGGGATGTACCTTTAACGGGTACACCAATCGGCATGTATGCCTATAAAGATAATAGTGGCGATCAAGTATTAGCCATAGGAACCAGACAAAGAGTTTATGTTCTTTATCAAGATGCTTTATACGACGTCACTCCTCTAAGAACAACCAACACAGGATTAAGTAATGTTTTTGCGGCCTCTGACGGGTCGTCAACAATAACCGTAACTAACACCGGGCATGGCGCAGCTGTTGATGATTTTGTCACAATATCAGGAGCATCAAGTTTGGGCGGCAACATAATTGCAACAGTTTTAAATCAAGTGCATAAAATTGTCTCTGTCCCGGATGCAAACACTTTTACATTTACAGCTAAAGACACAACTCAAGCAACTGTCACGGCGAATGGTAGTGACACCGGACAAGGAGGCACAGGTATAAGCCTGGCGTATTCTGGTTTTTCTACAGATGAGGCAGCCGATGTTTTAGGTTGGGGCGCTGGTAACTACGGAAAAGAAGCGTACGGAGTTGCTAGGTCTGGTTCTGGTGATGGGGAATCAACTTTAAGTTTTGATACTAAGTCATTTAGTTTTGCGAATTGGGGTGAGGATCTTTTATTTTGCTCTGCAAGCGATGGAAAAATATACAGATGGCAACCAAGCTCCCCCACAACCGTAGCAACGGTTTTATCAAATGCCCCTATAAACAACGAGGCGGTCATTGTTACAAATGAAAGACACGTTTTTGCTATAGGGTCTGGCGGAGATCCAAGAAAAGTTGCTTGGTCTGATAGAGAAGATAACAACACTTGGGCGGCTTCGACCACAAACTCTGCTGGAGATTTGCAAGTAGTTACGGGTGGTAATGCTTTTTATGCGACAAAATGGCAGACAGATATTGTTGTGTTTACTGATATAGGTATTGATAGAATTTATTATTCTGGATCTCCTTTTATTTATGGCATACAAAGCGCAGGTGTAAACTGTCAAGCAATCAGCGCAAGAACTATAGTTGGTGTTGGAAACTTTCTAACTTGGTTTGGTGAAAACTCATTCTTTGTGTTTGATGGATCGGTAAAAGAAATAAAATCAGATGTGCATGATTACATATATGACAATCTAAATTACACATATAGAAAAGCATCTTGTGGTGGACACAATAGCAAGTTCAATGAAGTGTGGTGGTTCTTTCCATCTGGCACATCACAAACACCAAACAAATATGTTATTTGGAATTACAAAGACAACGTGTGGAGCGTAGGTAGCCTGGATCGATCTTGTTGGATTGACCAAGGGGTGTTTAATTTTCCTATTGCTGGAGATAGTACAGGTAATATTTTTGAGCAAGATAAAGGCTTTTTAGATGGTTCACAAGACTTAGGTACAACAAAACCATTCTGTCAGACAGGCCCATTGGAAATAGGTAACGGTGATAAAGTTGCACAAATAAATCAAATAATCCCGGACGAAGAAACGTCAACATTGCCAGGAACTACTTTATCTTTTAAAGGCAGATTTACTCCTTTAGGGTCAGAAACAGATTTTGGCAGTTTTACTTTTGAAAACGACGGTTATGTAGATGCTAGGTTTTCCGCCAGGCAAGTACAAATGAAAGTAGAAGGATCAACAACACAAGATTTTCAAGTAGGAGACATAAGAGTAGAAACTAAATCTAGGGGTAAAAGATAGTGAGCAGAAGAGCTTTCACTAAACCTGTACAACAAGAATACGATTCAAGTTTTATGGATTACTTTGTGTCAGAGGTAGAATATAGAGACGGTCTTAATGTTAAAAAAGGGGAAAGAATAGAGGTAGATGGAGCTGCTATTACAAATGCAAGTTCAACATCAAGAACAGTAGAAAAAACAGAAATAGTATTGATAAGTCCAAATGGAACAAAATATAAACTTAGAGTCGCAGACAATGGAACAGTCAGCACAGAACAGGTTACTTGATTGGGAGGTTGAGTGGATAAGGTGTAAACCTTATATTGAGCGCGCAGCTAAACACCAAGACGCCTATACAATAGACGATATAGAAGATAAAATTCGCATGGGGCATTTTTTATTATGGCCCGGAAAGGAATCAGCGATGATTACAGAGTTTTTAGTATATCCACAACATAACGGTATGAATTTATTGTTTTGCGGAGGTAAATACGAAGAACTTGAAGAAATGTATAAACATATTGCAGCTGTAGCAAAGCAAATAGGTGTTAAGAGATTATATTGTGGAGGACGTCGCGGCTGGCATAGAAAATTAAAGCATTTAGGTTTTGAAAAAGAATACGTTTTAAGGAAGGATTTATAAATGGCAAAAGGCGCACAAACAACACAGACAACAGCAGACGTCCCTGAGTATTTAGAAACGGCATATCAAGAAATGGTCGATCGTGGTCGTACTCTTGCTGACACGTCGTTTACACCCTTTACAGGTCAAATGGTGGCAGGATTTTCTCCTGACCAAGTACAAGGACAAACAGATATTAGAAACCTGGCGAATCAAACTGCTGGTTACAATCCAGCTAACCTTTACATGAATCTTGCAAGTCAAGCAGGCCAAGACATAGGTTTATTTCAAAATTTGGGTGGTACTCAAATAGGAGACGTTGCTTCTCCCCTGGCGGCGTCTCTTTTAGGTACAGATGTGAGTGCATATCAAAACCCTTTTCAACAAGCAGTAATAGACGCATCTTTAGTAGATATTGATAGAAGAAGAGACCAAGCAGTACAAAGAGCGCAAGATAGAGCAATAAACGCTGGGGCCTTTGGCGGTTCAAGATCAGCTTTATTAGAAGGTGAGGCTACTAGACCATTTGAACAAGAGGCCTTGAGAACGATAACAGGTTTAAGACAACAAGGCTTTGACACAGCGCAACAAGCAGCATTATCTGATGTTGATAGATTGCAACAAGCTAATTTGCTGGCATCGCAACAAGAGCAACAAAGAGCTTTAGCACAAGCAGATTTAGACCAGGCTTACGGTGGACAGTTTGGTGATTTCTTAAATAGAACAAGAGGTTTACAACGAAATTTAATTGGTGACGTAGCCAATCTTCAAGGAATCAATTTATCTAATTTATTAACATCCGGGGCAGGGCAACAAGCTCTCAACCAAGCAATATTAGACGCACAAAGAGCTGAGTTTGACAGAGAGCAAGCAGATCCATTGATGCGTTTTGGATTATTTCAGCAAGGTGCAATGGGTGTTCCAACCGACGTAATTGGACAAACCACAACACAAAGACAAGATACAGGGTTAGGAGATATTTTGAGAGTAGGCGCGCAGATTGCCGGCGCATCTTTAACCGGAGGCATGGGGCCAGCGTTGGGTTCAGCTGCAAGTACAGCCATCCCAGCAGCTACCGGAGGAAAAGGTGGAATGGGAATGGGCGGAGGTAAAACATAATGGGTATGCAAGGAAGAGGTATGCCACAGCCAATGCCTAAAACAACTACAACTCCAGGAACAAAACTTAGAGCGCCAGGATTAGGTTTGGCAAGATCTTTTGGTTTTGATCCAAACATGCAACTACAACCAGGACAACAATTAACAGATCCAAGACAAATACAACAGTTTCAAGACGCAAGAAACAGAGGAATCGGGGAGCTGTTGTTAATGATTGGCGATGCTTTTTCACCGCAGGCCCTAAGAGGAGAACCGGCCGTACAAGAAAGAGCTTTACAAAGAAAGGCGGCTAGAGAAAAAAAAGAAGAATTAGACATGCCTACATCCGTGCAAGAATTTTTGTTTGCTAAACAAACAGGATTTGAAGGCGGTTTTGCAGATTTTTTAAATCTTAAAAAAACAGGAACAACTATTAATGTAGGCGGTCAAGATGGGTTCAGCGCATCAACCTTTGGTGAAGAGTTTGAAAAAACTGTAGCAAAAGATTTAGGTAAATTTGCTGCTGGAGGTTTTGCTGCCGTTGAAACAAATTTAAACAAATTAGAAGATGTTTTGAAAACGCTTGAAACTGAAAATGTTACAGGGGTTTTTCAAGGTACATTACCAGATTTAGCTTTAACTTTAACCGGGCAAGAAAAAGCGGTTGCGGTGAGAAATGATATTGAGTCTATTATTTTCCAAAGTTTAAAAGAAACTTTAGGCGCACAATTTACAGAAAGAGAAGCAGAGAGGCTTATTAGATCAAACTTTAACCCTTTGTTAAGTGAAGAAGAAAACGCAAAAAGAATAAGAAGGTTGAGGGACGAAATTAAAGCTCTAGCAGAAGAGAAAAAAAGGATGGCTGACTATGCGCGAGAAAATAACGGGTTATCTGGCTATCAAGGACGTACTGATTTTTCAACTGCAATTACAGATATCAGCAAAAATCTTGATAATAAAACCTTTGATAATTTGTCTGATAAGGAGCTAATTGATCTTTATAATAAAGGCTCTGCTGACCAAAAATTACAAATACAAAAATATATTCAAGAATCTAAAAGAGCTGAGTAAATTATATGTCAAAGGAACAATTAAGAAGCATCTTACAAGACGATCCAGAAACTTTAAGTGGCGGGGAAGTTTTAAGTCAGGCGATTAAAAATGTGCCTTCAAGCGCTTTGCAATTTGGTAAAGATATAATAACGCCTATTCTTAATCCTATTACAACCGCAAAGAGTGTTGGTAGTTTGGCAAGTAGTGTTATAAATATAATGAGGCCTGGAGAACAAGGCAACGAACAACTAGCAAGATCGGTGGGTAATTATTTTGCCAATAGGTATGGTGGTTTAGAAAACATAAAAAAATCTTTTGCGGAAGATCCTGTTGGGGTTTTTTCAGATGTTTCAACTCTTTTCACCGGGGGAGCTATGCTGGCTGCAAAAGCTCCATCAATATCCTCAAAACTCTCAACCGCAGCTAAATTTACAGACCCTTTAAGTTTGACAAAGCCTTTAGTTGAAACAGTAGGCAAAGTGACAAAACCAATAGTAGGGATGACAACCGGAGCGGGCGCAGAAGCTATAGGACAAGCATATCAAGCTGGAAAAGCTGGCGGAGACGCGCAAAGACGTTTCTTAGAGAACATAAGAGGACAAGTGCCAGCAGAAGAGGTTGTTACAGAGGCAGCAAAAACTCTTAAAGAAATGAGTAAAGATAAAACAAGAAAGTTTAAATCTGGTAAAACACAGCTTCAACTTGAAAATAAAAAAATAGATTTTTCAGAGGTAAATCGAGATCTTAACGAATTTGCCGTAAAAAATAGTTTTGAGGGCATGACTACTCTTTCTAATAAGGGTCAAAAAATGCAACAAAAAATTTATAAAATTATTAAAGAGTTTGAAGAACAGCCAAGGCTACATAATGCTAAAGGCTTGGATATGTTGAAAAAAAGAATAGATGCTGAATATCCGAGAGGTTTGAAACCTGGAGACGAAGCTGTTGTGGTAACAGAAATTAGAAACAAAATAAAAGAAAGAATCTTAAAAGAAGTTCCTGAATACGCAGATGTTATGAAATCATACGAAGATGCAATCACTTTAGAAAAGCAATTAGCAAGCGAATTGTCATTAGGAAAAAATGTCAAAGCAAGCACTACTTTACAAAAATTACAATCTACAATGAGAAATAACGTCAACACAAATTATGGCGCTAGATTAGATGCTTTAAATAAATTAAATCCAGAATTATTGCCCTCTTTAGCAGGTCAATCTTTACAATCTTTAACTCCAAGAGGAATTGCAAGTTTGGTAGGGACAGGGCAACTAACAGGGGCAGGATTCTTAGGTGCTGCAAATTTGCTAGGAGAAACACAATCTTTGACTGCTCCTTTGGCTTTTTTACCAACTTTAGCTTTACAGTCTCCGCGAATCATGGGCGAGACAACAAATTTGATAGGTCGCCTAAACAGATTGCCTAATGTAAGACCAACAACGCAAACTTTAAGACAGGTTGGTATTTTGACTGATGAAGAAGCTCAAGCAAGAGAAGAGTTAGATAAAAATATTTTACGGTCAATAATGCAGTAAATGATATGGGCCGCGTCACAGAGCGTCTTGGACGAAGCGGAGAATACTTTGTGGCAAGCATACTTTGTGAGGTATCTGATACAGTAGTTGTAGTGCCTCATGGATCAGAGGCAGACATAATCTTTGATTTTGACGACACGCTTTATAAGTGTCAGGTCAAAACAAAATCAAAAAGAGAAAAGAAACACCCTAATTGGCGATTTGATTGTCGTCGTGGCAGTCATACTAAAAACAGAAATTTTCAACCTGGACAAGTGGATCTATATGCTTTCTTTTCTGTAGAATATCAAAATGTTGTATTCATGCCTTTTGATGAAAACAAAACACAAATGATTATTGATGACGACATTATGAAAAAAGCTGATCCTTTAGCTTCTTTTTATCAATGTATAAAAGAGTTGAATTAAATATGGCAATAACCTAAACTACGCGAAAGCACATTCTAGGAGTAAAACATGCACAATTTAAACAATCTTTTTGAGATATATATGCAAGACTGCGAGCGCAGAGCTGTAAAGACCTTGCAAGAAATAACCAGGATATTTGATAGGTATATTAAACCTTCTCTCGGCGCGCGCGAGCTAAATGCTATAAAAAGAGGTGACATAGCACACTTACACCTCAACCTGTCAAAAGAAACACCATTC